CGGATAGTGACTGGTTTATGGCGGTGTTGTATTCCGTTTCCAAGTGGGTCACGTTATACATATCCCACATTTCATCTGCAGTTTCTTTGAAGTCGGCAAACGGACGGATAAACCCTTCCGGGTCTACGATGGCCGCCTGAATGTCCAATACTTCCTGAAAGGTCTTTGCCGCCGAAAATTCATAGATATTCAGCCGAAGGTCGGACAGCATGCGCCAGTTAGGTGAGCGCAAAGCAAAATCATCCAGCTTACCGCCGAAGCCCTGAAATAACCCCTTTTCAAGTTTGCTTGTCAGGAAGTTGTATAGCGGCAAGGGCAGATTAGTCGGCGTGTATGCACCCGAGTAAATCATGCGCAATAGCTGCTCAATTTCCTGTGAGGTCATTAGGATATATAGCCCGTAATAACGAAAGACAATGGATATTCACCGTTCACCGTGCCGAACCTTGCTGTAACTAAACCGCCGTTCATGGTAACGGGTATGTTATGCGCTCCCGTTCCGTCAATGGCCAAAGCAATGTTATTGCCATCCACGTCAAAAATATCGGCATTGATGCTGAATAAATCCTCATCCGTGGTACGGTTACCCGCGGGGCCGTTAATCGTTCCGCAAATTACCGTCAGGTTTTTGCCCTGGGGAATGATGCGGAATGTTCCCGTGTTACTGATACCAGCGTTAAAGGTCACGATACCGTTTCCGAATACCTGATGCAGATATACCCAATTATTCAGCACGATGTCACCCGCTCCCGCCGTTCCCGTGTTAATCGTGTAGCGCGGCAGTTCGTAGGTGTTTTGGCTGCTCCCGTTCTGAAATGTCTTTAAACCCGCCGAATCGAATGTGGATGCCGCCGCGCGTAGAAAAGTGGTTGTACCGTTCCATGTTGCTGAATTATTACCGATTACGTTCACGAATGCGTTAATGGACTTTATGTAAGCCACCCCACCCTCGATGCCTGTAGTCAAAATTCCCGCAGGAAACTTACCGCCGCTCAGGAATACCGCCCCGTCAGTCGGGCAGATATTATTCAGATAGTCGCGCATCGGGTAAGACAGTTCGGCCTGCAATAGCCGAACGTCATCAAGCACAAGCGGAAAGCCGCCGTTTATGTCCGTTTTTAACCTTGTAAAACTCATCAGTATCTCTTTATTAAATAGTTGTTATAGCCTGCCAGTCTGAATGTATTTACCCGCCCTTTGAGCGTGATATTGTCCTGTGTTCCGTTTACCTCATACGTGCCGCCTAATGAAGTGGGAACCCATACCGTAAAGGATGGGAATGTACCCTGCTCGGATAGGTTGTAAAAGTATTCGGGAGCCGCCGCCTCTGCATCGTTATACAGGTAAATGGGCGGGTTGTTTTCGGCCTTGTTGTAAACGTATCTAAGCGCGTTGTTTGTAGTCGTTTCAATGTAGATTATATCCGCATTGCTTATCTGCTGATTGCGGATATTCGGGTTATACGGTGACGGGCTGTAATACTCGGCATTCAGGTAGCGTTCAAAGTGTACCGTCATGCCGTCATAGGATAAAAACTTTTCCATCCTCGCCCGCCATAACCTGATTACGTTAATGTTTAAAGTGTCCAGCGGTTTGAGCAACGAAAATAACCACAACCGCATAGGTTGGTTACGCACAAACCACGGCGTAAAGTATTGAACCAGCTTGGAAAAGTCGATACTATACATTCGGCGTAAATGTTAATGTCAGCGTGTTAGTGGCCAAATGCCCGGCGTTCGATTGGTATTCCTGCCCGGTCAGTGCCAGCACGTTCGTGTAGGGCAAAACGCCGTAGGTAGCCTGCAATGCCGAGAGCGTGAAATTCTGCACTCCCGTAGCGGCCTGAATGGCATCCACCAGGTCAATAGCCCTGAGCACCCCGTTAAAGTTCACCGTACCGAGGTCGCGAAGAAAGTTGTTAATCGCATCGTTCACGGGGAAAACGGTGTTATCAGTTACGAGCGCGCCGTTTGAATCCAATATTAGCGGATCGTAAAACACCGTTCCCGTGATGTTCACCGTGTCAGCGGCTGCCGAAATGATGGCCACGTTAGTCCCTGCATAGCGGCGTAGGTTGATGTACTGCGTAAACTGAGCCAGCTCGGCCGCGGTTAATGCGGCGGCAGTTACGCCAGATAGTTTGGCCACCTTCAGCGTGACCTGATTGTTCGCCTCAATGGCGGCGGCAAACTGAACCACCCTGTTAGCCTCATTTACGGGCTGATATTCATAACGCTTCAGCACCCCGTTCCAGGTCAGTTCGTCACCCTGTTGCCACTCGGTTGAAATATCCCGATACCAGCGGAGCGTACCCGGGATGATGTCGATTGCCCGCTGCTCAAGTTCGGCCGTCTGTACGTCAATTAACTTCTCATGCGTCCAGATGGCCAGCGCGGTGATGTATGCCCACAAACGCCACACGCCTACCTTGCTGGTGGTCTGCAATTCGGCCAACAACGTCTGCAAAGAATTGATATTCGGCTGCAGGGCATTCAGCTGAGTGTAGTTCTGCTTCTCGTTAATTATTTCGGCATATATCTCATTTAGTGTCCGCGCTGCCATAGTATTGTTTTAATCGGTTTAACGGGCTGCCCGGTATGGGAACCACCCGCGTGTTCACTTTAATGCCTACAAACTCCTCGATATATTCCGGGTCAAAGTCAAAGTAAGGTGCCAGCTTGCTGATGGCATCAATTTTCTCGGTCTGGGTCATGTCCTTTTCCGACCAGATAAATTCAAACACGGGTGCCGTGCTGATTATCCGGTGCCGCTGCATCATGGGTATTAACTTCAGGTTTACCGCGTCCTCAACTTTGCGGTAATACATTTCCATGATGGCCAGCTTGGTGTTCTCATGCACCTCGGCCTGTGAACGGCTGCTGCCGTCCTCCGTGGTCATGGTCTGCCCCAGGAATAACTTGCTGATTTCTTTGTTGGTGTTGTTTACAAGGCTTTCAAAAACCTGACTCCCTCCGTTCTGCCCGCCGCCCTCGATAAATTCCACGGTGTCCTCGTTATCAAATACCCCCCACGCCGCCGCGCCCATATCCCTGAGCATCGCGGTCATGTTATCCCTGCGCGAAGTGTCGCGGATGTCGGTCTTTCCCACACGCAAAGGCATGGAAAATATCTGCTGATACTCGGCCCAATAGTTGTATGCCTGCTTTTTGTAAATCCATAACGGAGCCGCCTTGTTGAATAACCCGAAGCCGTAGCAGTCAAACCACAATGTCCATTCGTTATACGGGGCTTCCGTGAATGGGATGCCACCCTCACGCCCGTAACCGTAAAGGTCGCGTTTCACCACCTTATACTCGGGTACGATATAGCGGCGGTCTATTGACTTAATGTATTCAAACCCGGTCGGGGTGCTGCTTCCAAACTCTATTAACGTGTAGCCGTAAAACTCGGCCTCTAATACGTATCGGATGAAGTCCTGAAACCATGGGTGCTTAATCACTTTGGTGGCTGCCTCATCCGTTTCCCCGTCAATGGCCATGCGGAAGTCGGAACCCTGTATCTCGGCAACTATCTGATTAACCACGGCTGATATGTGGGCATCAAACTCCAACTCCATAAACAGCTCCTGCATGAGCCGCCTGTCGAAGTTATAGACATTCTCGGCATCATAGATGGCACGCCGCCACCTGTCAATGTCCTGAGCCGCACGAAGGTGTGAGCGGTCTACTGGCTTAATCTTTGCCGCCTCGGGCTTAACCCTGTTGCTGGCCCTTGTTATGTCAAGTCCAAATAACTTCATCAGTAGTATTGATTTTTACGCGTTATGGCGTTGCCGTACACGATATTGTTACCCTGCTCTGGAATGATTATGGGCAGATTCGGCGTTACCGTTCCCTTGCTTATATCCCTCAGCCACCCGATTGCCTCGTCACGCCGCGCTATCCGAAACTCGGGAATGTTACGCGGGTTTATGCGTGAATGCAGGTGATACAGGGTAAGGTCAATCATGCGCATCACGATGTGCTGACTGCGGCTATCCCCCGCAAACCAATATGGCGAAGTCTTGGGTATTTCAC